AGCCCGCAATTTTGCGAATTGCTCTGTGTTGATTCACAGAATGAAACAAAGAATTGTGTGCTATCTATGACGTATCATAGGAGGATTCTTAATCCTCGCAGACCTTATCCGGATCCTATACTGGCGTCCTCGTGAGAGAACAGCGCAGTCTAGACGGATAATAGATACTATCGGTAACTTGGGAAAGGTATCCCAACCGGAGTAGAGGGAGTTGGTCAGAAATGACACTCTAACCTCTAGGTTCCGAGTACTTCAAAAATAATAATAAAAAATGAAAAATAAATTTTCCACTTTTGCTATGATTTTTAAAGCACTTGGATCAGTACCTATTATTGAGTCGAAGATGTATACCGTTCCATTATTATGGAAGGGGATATCGCCATATTTACGGAAAGTTATTTCTGTAGTATATGGTCGTACATCCTTGATCTCGGATCGAGTCCGTTCTCTAAATAACTTAGTCTTGTATTTGCAATCGATGAATCGTCACCATGGGTCGGATTTCACTGTAAAGTGATTGAAAGCCTGTTTGGTGGCACTTCAACGATATTTGGGAGACAACTCGGTTGTTTCCCTACGTGACATTGAACCTAATTTGCCTCTCCCTCGAGTTTACAAGGGTATTCCGTCTATCATCCCTCGGAGTGATAGATCCAGAATAAAAAGAGGAGATACTAAAACTATTCAGTTTTGACTGACAGCTTTTAGTCTCTATCGTGTAATGATTTGTAGCTTCAATCCGAAGCTATCAACCATTACTGATCCTTTTAGTGGTTCAATTGAATATTTAGAGCAGCTGAGGGCTAATATTTCATCTTCTCCCGTCCTTAATCGATTCCGGGTTTTACCTGGATACGATGAATGGAAGAGAAAAAGAAATATTTGTCCTTCTACTGTAAAGTTTGTCCAGTCTTCTTCGCCTACTAATTCAGTCGCATGACATGGACTGTTATTAGATGCGCAAGCGATTTCTCAGTCTCCTGTTTACGCTCATTTTCTCAATTATCTTAAGACCGTTAATGGTCATAAGTTTATTGGGAAATTTAACGAAGCATTAGACTTGGGAGATCGCTTTCTAAGAAAGTTTTCTGTCCCGAGTGCAAGCGTCTTACGTTCAAAAGATACGTGAGAAGGTTCACTAGGGCAGTTGGCTTTTAAGGAAGAAGCCGCTGGTAAACTTAGAGGTTTTGCTCTGGTCGATGTATGGACTCAGTCCATACTCGCACCTCTTCACGAAGAATTATTCCGCTTGCTACGAATAATTCCTAATGATGGGACCTTTGATCAGAATGCATCAGTGAAGAGAGGTATG